ACTGACTATGTTGCAGATGATATTGGCTAAGCAGGAGCAGATTATTCAGGGTTATGGCCCAAGCAATCCATTGGTCAGTATTGGTCAGTACCGGAATACATTGGCTAAGTTTATTGAATCGGCTGGCTTTAAAGACGCTAACTCGTTTATGAACGAGATTACTCCGGAACAAGATGCTCAGTTCTCAGCTCCGAAGCCACCATCGCCTGATATTCAAGTTGAAATGACTAAGATGCTTGCTGACATTGAGCGCGAGAAAACACAAGCTAAGTCGCAGATTGATAATGCAAAGCTTGATCTTGAGCGCCAGCAACTGCAAGCAGAATATACTCGTAAGGGTATTGAGCTTCAGATGAAGAATCAGAAAGAGACTGCCGAGATTAAGATTAAAGAAGCTCAGTTAGCGGTTCAACAATTGCAAGCTATTCTGGCTATGGATATTGCAGACGAAGATAGCCGCAATAAGCAGGCTGACATTGTATTGAAAGCGATTCGCGAACTTGGGAGCTTAACAGGTGGATAAAGCTGCGTGGGCTAATAGATTGGTCGCTGATCCTGTATTCAAAGAACTGATTGACGATCTGAAGGCTGTAGAGATAGGTAAGTTTGTGGCCAGCGATACGAATGATATAGAAGCTAGAGAGAGCGCATACATTCGATTACGGGTTATTGAGGACATCTGGAACCAGCTAGATAGCATGGGTTCGCAGGCGAAGATTAACGAGAAACGATGGAAGATTTTGTAGTGCGCATAGGGCGATTCCCTATATAATTATGGAAATGAAAACACATGAGCGATACTGAAAGCACCAATCCTGAGGGAAGTGCCCAGTTAGACGTAGGTAGTGCAGCTAACGCTATTTTGGGCTTGATGGGATCTGATGACGGCTCTGAACAAGAACAACCGGAACAGGAACTAGAAGCCAACAATAGCGAAGCCGAATCAGAGGAATACTCTGAGGTAGAACAAGAGGATGAAGTTGAGGAGCAAGAGACACAGACTTACCGGGTGAAAGCTGCTGGTGAAGAAAAGGATGTCACTCTCAATGAGCTTATCAAGTCTTATCAACTTGGCACAGATTACACACGTAAATCGCAGGCTGTAGCAGAAGAACGCAAGGCGGTAGAGGCCGAACGCCACGCAGTTCAAGAAGCTAAACAGATGCGCGATAGTTATGCAGAACGTTTGCAGCTAATCGAGCAAATGCTGAGTCAGCCGCAGCAAGAAGAAAACCTTGAATACCTGAAAGAGACAGATCCAATTGGTTATGCCGTTAAAGTAGCCGAAATGTCTCAGAAGGAAAAGCAGTTAATGCAAGTTCGTGTTGAGCGTGAGCGCATTTCGCAGCAACAGGAATACGATAGGCAACAGCAACTCCGAGCCAAAATTGGCGAAGAATCTCAAAAGCTTGTCGCTGCATTACCTGAGTTTGCAGACCCGGTTAAAGGTGAAGCTATTCGAAAAGATGTGCGTACATATGGCAAGCAAGCTGGGTTCTCTGATGATGAACTAGCCAATGTCTATGACTCACGCGCAGTATTAACATTATGGAAAGCTATGCAGTTTGATAAATTGCAAGCCTCCAAGCCTGGCATTACGAAACGAGTTAATGAAGCACCTAAAACCATGAAGTCAGGTGTAACAATGCCGCGTGATAGTAATAGCGAGGAACTGAAAAAACTGAAGGCTAGGGCTAAACAATCCGGTCGGGTTGCAGATGCCGCAGCTGCTTTTGAACGATTTTTATAGGAATTAAATCATGGCAACTTATCAAACTTTCACCGCTGTCGGTCAACGTGAAGACTTGTCCGACATTATCTACAACATCTCGCCAACCGAGACTCCAATTTTCTCGTCTATTGGCAAGACCAAAGCTACTGCTGTTTATCATGAGTGGCAGACTGACTCGCTGGCTGCTGCTACCACTGCTAACGCTGCTGTTGAGGGCGCTGATGCAACGTCGGCAACTCTTGCTCCAACAACTCGCGTAGGTAACTACACTCAGATCGTGCAAAAGACTGTACAAGTCTCTGGTACTTTGGATAGCGTTAACAAGGCTGGTCGTAAGTCTGAAAAGGCTTATCAAATGTCTAAGGCTTCGCAAGAGCTGAAGCGTGATCTGGAAACCATCATCACTGCCAATCAGGCTCGCTCTGCTGGTACGTCTACGGTTGCCCGTACTATGGGTTCGCTGCTGTCGTGGATTAAGACCAACTCGTCACAAGGTGTTGGTGGCGCTGCTCCTGCAACATCTGGCGTTTCCACCCGTACGGATGGTACGCAACGTACTGCTACTGAAGCACTGATGAAAACCGTTATCGCTTCGATCTTCGATCAAGGCGGCATGCCTAAAGCTGTGTTTGTTGGCTCGGCTGGTAAACAGAAAGTTTCGACTTTTGCTGGTATCGCAGTTAATCGTTACCAGATCACTAAGCCTGAGGCTGGTGTAATCATCGGTGCTGCTGACATTTATCAATCTGACTTTGGTCAACTGTCGATTGTCCCGAACCGTTTCATGCGTGATCGTGACATGCTGATTCTTGATCCTGAGTATGCTGCAATGGCATTCTTGCGCCCATTCATGACTAATGAGTTGGCAAAGATTGGTGATTCTGAGCGCACTCAGATTTTGGCTGAGGTAACTCTGGAAGTGAAGAACGAGGCTGCTCATGGCATCGTTGCGGATCTAAATTTCGCTCTGTAAATAAACTAGCCCCTGACTTCGGTTGGGGGCTTTTTATAAAGACTAATGAAAAACTTTAGAAATCAAACAGTACATTCGGACGGTGATGGCGGCATTATCATCGAGACTAAACAAGACATCTCAGATATTCTCGAAAGGAATAAGGTACTTCAAGAGGCAGATAAGGCAAGAACTAGCGCAACAGAAGATTTGCATTTGATCGGCTCTATACCGTTTACGGCAATAGATAAGCTAAATGAGATGGGAATCATGCGTGGGTTTGCTATCGTGGACGAGCCAGCATTCAAAAGATGGTTGAATCATCCAGATCAAGCAGTCTTAAAAATCTATAGGGGTAAAGTATGAGAGTCGGCGTTTGCATCCCTTGCCGGGACGAAGTACACACAGGTTTTGCATTTGATTTTGCCCGTATGACTGCACACGATGCGTCTGTACGGTGTAAAGATAATAAAGGTGGATTAAACCTTTATACAATGCCTGGCACTTTGATATTTGATCAGCGCGAAAAACTCGTGCAGGTAGCATTGAGTGAAGGTTGCGACGCGGTATTGTTTATTGATAGCGATATGCGGTTTCCTCCTGACATTATTGACATTATGTTGAGTCGTGAAGTTGGCATTGTGGGAGTTAATGCTGTTACTCGTCGCAAGCCATGTATGCCTACTGCCAAGCTGCTGGTAAAGAGTGAGGACGAGAAGGGTATCAGGCATCACTGGTCTAATGTTGATTCGCGCGGTAAGCAAGGAATGGATAAAGTTACAGCAGTCGGATTCGGTGCTGTAATGATTCGCAGGGAAGTATTTGAAAAGATTCAGCAGCCGTGGTTTGATGCAGGTTGGGGGCCAACAGGTGTAGTCGGGGAAGACGTACACTTTTGCGTCAAAGCGGGGGATAATGGCTTTGATACGTGGGTTGACCATGAGTTGTCAATGCACATTAAACATATTGGCACGTATGAATATAGCTGGGATGATTTTCAGCAATTAGAGGAATAATATGGCTTTTGGTGACAGCTACAGTGAGTTGAAGTCTACGATAGCAAGCTATCTAGCGCGAAGTGATCTGACGTCAATCATCCCTGATTTTATTAGATTAGCAGAGCTTCGATTACAGCGAGAGCTTCGTATTCGCCAGATGCTTACTGTCGCTCAAGCTAATACTATCGGCGGGCAATCTACGATAGGCATCCCCTCAGACTTCTTGGAAATGCGCGATATACATATTGACGCCAATCCTACTCGTACACTGTCATACAAGGCGCCCAATAGCTTTTATGCGCAGTACAAAGCCACAGAGTCAGGTGCGCCTAATACTTACACAGTGCTTGCTGACGAAATGCAGTTTGCGCCTGTTCCTGATGGCACTTATATCTTGCAGATGCTTTATTACGCAAAACCACCTGTATTAAGTGATTCAAACTCTAGTAATGTCTTCCTAGCTAATGCGCCTGATGCGCTGCTCTACGGTGCTCTAGGCGAGGCTGAGCCGTATCTAATGAATGACGCTCGTCTGCAAGTATGGGCTGCATTATACGAACGAGCTGTGACTTCTATTTCAACTGCAGATCAAGGTAGTGAATATAGCGGCCAGCCAATGTCAATGTCTTATAACGTGAGGTAAATTATGGCCGAAATGTCGAATTATCTGGAAAACGCATTAATCAATGTCACACTTCGTGCCACTGCTTATACTGCTCCGACTACTGTATACGTTGGTTTGTACACAACAGATCCAACTGACGCAGACACAGGCACAGAAGTATCTGGCGGCTCTTATGCTCGCACCGCTGTTACATTCGGCGCACCTAGTGATGGCGTAACTACAAACAGCGCTGCCGTTGAGTTTCCGCAGGCTTCAGGCACATGGGGAACTGTTGGCTGGATTGGATTGCTTGACGCTTCTACTGCTGGTAATTTGCTTTACCACACACCATTGGATGTATCAAAAACCATTTCCTCTGGTGATATTTTCAAAATAAACACTGGTTCTCTGTCAGTAACTTTGGCCTAATAGATGTTTGGCATAAGTTCCTTTTCGGAAAGTCCATTTTCATCATTAGCTGCTGATGATAGGGCATTTGTATTCGGAAATGCGTCTGTAAATGCCTTAGCAACCGTTAACGCAAGTGGTCAAGTTATTCGAGAAGCAAATGCTTCAATTAATACATTAGCTACATTTACTGCTAGTTGCGGGATAATTTACTCAGTTTCCGGCTCCATTAATTCATTTGCAACTGTCACTGCTAGTGGCGCAATAGTTCATTCTTTTGCTGCGTCAATAAATGCTTTGGCAAACGTTAATGCAAATGGAGTGGTTAATTACTCTGCTTCTGGTGCAATAAATTCTTTAGCAATTGTTACCGCAAACGGCACAAGAATACAATTTGCTGACGCGGTTATTACTTCTGCTGCGACTGTAACCGCTGACGGTGTAAGGCTTAGAACTGCTGATGCCTATATAACTACTGATGCAACAGTTGCTGCTTTAGGTAATGTTGACTTTTCTGGTGACGCTGCTGTAAATGCAATTGCCAATGTCTCTTGCAATGCAAATGCTTTATTTTCAGCTAATGGCAGCATTAACGCGTTAACAATAATTAATGCTAACGGTGGGGTTATTGGCGAGGAGTGGGCTGATACTATTTCAACTGCGCCAGATTGGTCTACTGTCAGTTTCGGTGATAATAATTGGACAAAAATCACTCCTAGTACTACTACTTGGTTGAGGCAATAAATGGCACTTATTCTTGCGGATCGCGTAAAAGAAACAACTGCGGTAATTGGGACGGGCACTGCAACTTTACTCGGTGCTGTGTCTGGCTTTCAATCTTTCTCAGTAGTTGGAGATGGAAACACTACTTATTACTGCATTTCCGGACAAGGAACTGCGGAATTTGAAATTGGCTTAGGCACATACACACTATCAGGTGCAACTTTAGCCCGGACAACTGTTTTATCGTCAAGCAATTCCAATGCACTAGTTAATTTTAGCGCAGGAACTAAAGATATATTTGTTACTTACCCCGCGGAAAAGTCAGTTAACTTAGACGCTTCTAATGTACTTACTACTAGCACAACTGGAACTGCAAGCAACGTAACAGGTACTGTTGCAATTTCTAACGGCGGAACTGGGCAAACTTCTCAAACTGCCGCATTTGATGCGCTGTCTCCTATTACGACAAAAGGCGATTTAATTGTTGGTGATGGCACTGACAATATTAGGCTGGCAGTCGGCACTAACGATTATGTTCTCACTGCTGATTCGGCGGAAGCAACTGGTGTTAAGTGGGCGGCAGCT